TAAGTGTTGATGAGCGTACGGCTCTTTATAATTCTGGTGTTGGGCAGGAAGTTTGTGTAACGGCTGGTTGCGCTGATGTTGGTGGTGGGGGAACTGCTACTTCTACTGCTGATGATATTGTTGCTGTGTCTGTATATTCAATGGTTGGTGTTATTGTGTTTTCGTTATCATTAATTTTATCTATATGGATTTGGACTCGCTTTTTTTGATGACTGATTCAATGATGGGGCTTTCTGTGATGTTGGTCGGTTTTATGGGTTGGGTTTTGGTTGTTCGTCTTTTGTTGTGGGTTTTAAAATTATTTAAAGGTTAAAAATATGACTATTTATGAGGCGGTTTTTACGATGATTTTGAATAGTGCGATACTGGGGATAACTTCGGGTAGTGTGATTGCGATTATTATGTTATTATTGGGATATAAAAGGTCGCGTTAGTAAGTTTAATTTTCTTTAAAATTATGTTTAATGTAGCTTCAAGTACTTCGCTGATCAATACTGCTCTTGACAGTTTTGGTGATGCGTTTTACGACATTTTGGTTGTTCTTATTCCGATCGTGGTTGCTATTACCTTGTTTTGGTTTGGTTACCGATGGATTAAGGGTTTGTTTTTTTAATTGAGGGGCGCGCGCTTTGCGCGCGCCTTTCTTTTATATTATGAAATGGAAATTATTATTATGTGGATTATTCTCGTTTGGTTTATTGGTCGGTCTGACTGGTAATGTTTTTGCTTTTTCATATTCTCAAAGTTTTGATACTATGGCTACGGGTACTATTGATTCTCAACAGGGTTGGGGTGCTTATACTTATGATGGTACTGCTGATAATTTAGTTACTGCTGATGATTATTGGGCGACTTCTTTTCCTTATTCTGCTCGTATTCGGCGTTTGAGTGGTTCTGGTTTTGCGCCACAGTTTTGGTATGCTACTACAAGTTTATCGGTTGTTCCTGTTTATTTAAGTTATAAGTTTAAGTATAGTGGTACGGGGAATTCGTTTGAAACGGGTTTTAAAGACGCAGATGTTTTTTCTAGTCCGCCTACTGATGGCCGTATTTGTGGTATCAGTATTATTAATGGTTTTTTTTCTTGGTGGGGTGGTAGTATTGCTTCTGTGGATACTGATTGGCATACTGTTGTGATTAAAATTTTTGGTGCGGGTAATCGTTTTTGTTCTGTTAGTTTTGATGGTGATTGGCAGTCTGGTTCTTATGATACTGGTTTTGATATGCTTGGGCGTGTTTATCAGGGTTTTTTTGCTTGGCAATATGATATGGGTGGGGTTGGTAGTGTTTATATTGATGATGTTAGTTTGACTGATAGTACTCCTGTTACACCTGTCCTTTCGGTTACTGCGCCTGGTAATTTGACTTATACTCAACCGCCAGTTCCTTTTGCTGGTTCTGTTACTGGTGCTACTTATTTGCAGATTTCATATGGTGCTTCATCTACTTCTCAAACGGAAGTAATTTATGCTGAAAATTTTTCTGCTTCTTCTTCTCAATCTTGGAATTTTGGTTACGCTATTCCTGCTGGTAGTTGGGTGGTAAAGGTTTTAGCTTGGAATGTATATTATGATACTCTTGATACTGAATTTTTTAATATCACAAGTCCTGGTGGTAATTGTATTGGCTCTTTTTGTTTAACTTCTTCTCCTTATTATGCTTCTACGACTCCTCGTGATTTTCTTGATTTGTATGGTTTGGATATCAGTGCTACTTCTTCTACTCCTCTTGTGATCGGTGATTTGGGGTCTTATTGTGATACTTTTTATGCTACTTCTACTTCTTGGTTTTCTTTGACTGATTTGGCTTCTGATATTGCTTATGGTGGTTGCTCTTTGTTGATGGGTATTTTTGTTCCGTCTGAAGCTTCTGTTGAGCGTTTGACTAATATACCGAATTTGTTGGAGAATAAATTTCCTTTTTCTTATGTTTATGATTTTTCGTCTATGATTTCTTCTTTGACTGCTTCTACTTCTGTTCCTGTTATTTCTTTGGTTGTTCCGACCGGTCATAATTCTACATCTTCTGTTCCGATTATTTCTGCTTCTGTTATTTCTCAATATCCTTTTGTATCTTATATTCGTAATGGTATTGGTTATTCTGTTTATTTGGTGTTTGCTTTTTGGTTGGTTCGTGGTGTATTTAAATTATTTTAATTTATGTTAGTTACTGCTTTTTTAACTTTATTGTATTGGTTGGTTAGTGCTTTTTTTGCTATGCTTCCTGGTGGTGGTGTTTTTCCAATTTCTTTTCATAATGCTTTTGATTGGTTTGCTTCTGGTTTTGCTTCTCTTGATTTTATTTTTCCTGTTACTGAATTGATAGTAGTTTTGCCTATTGCTATCGGTTTTTTTATTGTTCGTTCTTCTTTTACTTTTATTGTTTGGATAATTGGTGTTATTCGTGGTAGTGGTACAACAATGAAGTAATATGATAACTATTATTACAGGCTTGCCTGGCTCTGGTAAATCAATAGCAACAGCACAGATCGCAATGCGTCTTTTTCGGCGTAATAAGCGTTGGTTTGAGCGTTCTAAACAGTTGCGTAAGGTAGCTTCAAACCTTCGTTTTTCAAAAGAGATACAGTATAAGTATCAATCATATATTCAGTATTGGAATGATCCTATGGAGTTGGTAACTATGCGTGATGTGGATATTGTTTGGGATGAGGTGGCTGTTCATCTTGACTCTACGCAATGGGCGAATCTTCCTCTTGAGGTTAAAAGGTTTTTACAGCAACATCGTAAACGGGGTATTGATATTTATGGCAATACGCAAACATTTTCTACGATTGATGTGTCTATGCGTCGTTTGGTTGAGCGTTTGTATTTTTTACAGAAGATAGTCGGTTCTCGTTCTCCGAGTCCTACACGGCCTCCTATACGCTTTGTGTGGGGTCTTGTGCTTCGTTCTTTGGTTGATCCTGATAGTTATGAGGGTGAAAAGGTTGATTATAGGTTTTCAAGGCGTTCGTTGTTGTGGATTGATAAGTATGCGGTTAATGTTTTTGATACTTTTCAAGAGATTCAAACTGGTATTTATCCGCCTTTTCGTCATGTTACTCGGGAATGTGGTGATGTTCATTGTAATTTTCAAAAAGTCTTACATATATGATTTTAAACAGAAAAAAAACCGTAGTTAGCGGTTTAATCTCCCGTCTGCTCTGTTTCTGCAAAGCTGGCGTGTCATGCTTCGGCCTTTCGGCTTCGGCAAGGGGTGGTTTTCGGGAGTGTCCTTTCTGCCCGTCGGCCACCTCTTATGGGGTATTTTCTGCTTTCTTTTTGGGGTTGTCAAGGATTGTCTTCTATATGACTTGATAATATACTAACTTAAGTAAAAACTAACTAAAATATAATTCTATAATGGGATTTATTAAGCTTGTCCAGTCGGGTAATTATGTGGAATTATATCAATATGAAAACAATCTTAATGTTTTGTCAAGACAAAAAAAAAGATTTGGTAGGTGTGGAAATAAGCGATTTGCTTCTTTGCGATTCCGTCGGGAGGATAATGTTCGCCGACTTGTTAAACATTTCCAACGCCTTATCTGGTCTAACCTTGCAACAAAAGGAAGTCCTACTTTTTTTACTCTTACAATGTTCCAAGTCGTATCAATGGCGGAATCGTATACAGCTTTCAATGGATTTGTTCGCCGAATGAGGAAAGTTTTTGGTCAAGATTTTAAGTATATAACAGTACCAGAATTTCATAAGAAACACGATCGTATTCATTTTCATATGTTGATATGGGGTTTGAATAATGATTTAATAAAAAATGAAAGATACAATCGTAGTTTTCAAAATTTATGGGGGCGTGGATTTGTTGATTGTATTTCCACCGATGGTAACATTAAGTTGGCTGGATATTTCGCAAAATATATGCGTAAAGCAATGTCAGATGACAGGTTATGTGGAAAAAAAGCGTTTGTATGTTCTCGTAATGTTTTGCGACCCGTGTCGTCGTCGTTTGTATCGTCGCTTACTTTCTTGGAGGAAATAGTGGGTGTGGATAACTTGCCTATTGTTAAAAAGATTTATGATGTACAATGGCTTGGTAAGTGTATTTATTCTTTGTATGATACTTCGTTGAAGTTTTAAAGGTCGGGAAATAGTTAAAATAAGACAAATAAATTTATGTCTATAATTGCTAAAGGTAAAGGGAATTTAATGTCTGCGTCTGATAGGGCGTTTACAGGTAAAGATGGTAAGCTTGTGCAATATAAAGAGGCTTTACTTCTTTTATCAACAGGCGAACTTTTAAAGGTTTCTGTTGATCAAGCGTTGTATCCTGTTATTGCTATGTTGCGTAATGTGGAGGGTGATATTGAATTGAGTGTTAGTGCTCGTTTTGACCAGTCTGCTCGTCTTTCTTTGACGGGTTTTTTGCCGAAAGTGGGTAAATAGGTTTTTTTAGGACGCACGGAGTTTTTAAAGACTTTCTCCGTGCGCTCTAAGTAAGGCTATGAAATTATTTATTGCTGGTATAATTATAGGTTTGGCTTTTGGTGTTACTGTTTCAACTTTTGCGCAGTCGGCTTCTTCTACAAAAGATATTTTTATTGAGCCAATTTTTATTGAGCCAATTTCTGCGGAAGTTGCGCTTATTGAGGTTAAAGCTGTTTTATTTGATCGTGATAATCTTTTGAGTAAATATGCTAAACTTTATGATTCTTGTAAAAATTTTTAAAAAAAAATCTTTTTTTTATTTGAAAATGGTGATTGGGGTTGTTTTTGGTGTTGCGTTATTTGGCCTTTTGGGAAATGTATCTTTTGCAAGTTATGAAATATCTGATGGGTCTGTAAAAGCTCTTTATCATTTTAATGGTGATTTTGTGGATTCATCTGGTAATGGTCATAATGGTACTGCGCAAGGTAATGCTATTGCTACAGGTACTACTGTTAAGTTGGGTGATTATTCTTCGCAATATGACGGGACAGGGGATTATGTTACTGTTGATTTGTCAAGTCATTTTATTGGAACAGGGGATTTTGCGATTGGTTTTTGGTTTAGGGCTTCTTCTTTTTCTAATTATAATGCTTTTGTTGGAAGTCGGGGTAGTGCGCCTGATGATGATACAAAATTTACGATCTCAACTGATGTAAATAAAGCTCTTGTGTTTTATGTTGGTTCTACTGGATATTTAATACATACAAATAATGCTTTTGTTAATACAAATCAATGGTATTATGTTGTTTTTACAAGGACTGGTACAACTTTACGGGGGTATGTTGATAATGTGTTGATAGAAACTAATGCGTCTGTTAGTCAAGATTTATCTGTTGCTAATATATCAATAGGTGCGAATACAGTTGGTGGTGAAGCTTTTACGGGTTTTATTGATGAGTTTGTTTTTTTGAAAGGTAGGGTAT